TTTGAGTTACCAGACTTAGCCACCGTTATAGATGTACTTGAAAGGCAGCGTAAACAAAATGCCCGCTGACGCGTCTTACAAGGTTTACGGTATCCAAGAGGCCTTGGCAGAAATAAACAAGGTTGACCGCGTTTTACGCCGGCAAATTACTAAAGACATACAATCTGGCGCTGGCACTCGACTTGTTACAGCTGCGCGCTCGTTTATTCCCACGGCCCCGCCATTGTCGCGCATGGTTAATGGCAACATGATTAAAGGCCGCGACGGCTCGGGCTGGTCACGCGCCCGTGTCCTCGCTGGCATACGCACCGTGGTTGGCAAACGTGGTCAGCGTGCCCGCACTGTAAGGTTCTCTAACGGCCGTACAGCCGATTTTAAGGCGACGCAATACCAGTTACTGGTTCTACAACAGCGAGACGCAGCCGGCGCAATCTGGGACCATGCAGGCATCAGAAATGGTGGCCAGTTTGTTACTAACCTTTTGGCTGAAGGCGAGCACGTCGGCCCCGCAGCTGCGCCCCGCGCACTAGAACCAGCTGCCGAAAGTGTGCTACCCGCCGTCGAGGCCGAAGTAAACAAGATAGTAGAACGCGTTATGACTATTGTTAACCGTAACCTTGTAACGACTAGGACGCGCTAACCATGGCTATCAACATTCCGATTATTTCAAGCCTAAACACTAAAGGTTTTGACGCAGCCAAAAAAGAGTTTGCCAGCCTGCAAGGTTTCGGCGCCAAGTCTGGTTTCCTGCTACAAAAAGCAATGCTTCCCGCAGCCGGCGCTGTCACCGCATTGGCTGGCGGTTTGGGTATGGCCGCGAAGGCAGCGGCAGAAGACGAGAAAAGCGCAAACCTTTTAACCCAACAGTTAAAACGCACACTTGGCGCTAACGATGAAGTAACGGCCAGCATGGCTAGGTTTGTAGACCAAACGCAATTAGCCACAAACGTGACCGACGACGAACTCAGGCCTGCTTTGTCGGGTTTGGTGAGGTTCACGAAAGACGCTCAAAAAGCACAAGACCTTTTAACTTTAAGTGTCGACACGGCAATAGCAACCGGTAAAGATTTAACCGCTGTCAGCACCGCTATTGGGCGTGCGTACGACGGCAATTTTACGAGCTTAAAGAAGTTAGGTATCCCGCTCGACGACAACATAATTAAAACAAAAGATTTTGCGGCAGCACAAAAAGCGTTAACGGACCAATTTGGTGGTGCGGCAGCTGCAAACATGAACACTTTTGCAGGCCGCCTAAAGAACGTTAAAATACGTTTCGACGAGTTTGTAGAAACTGTCGGCTACAAAGTCTTGCCCATTGTTGACTCACTATTACGGAATGTCACAAAACTTGTGGACATTTACGGCCAAAAAGGTTTAGGCGGCGTACTTAGTTCAATTAAAGACAATTTCTTAAAAGCAACAACCAGTGCAGACGGACAAGTAACAACACAAGGCAAGCTTTACAACGGGCTGGTACGCACACGTAACATGTTTACTCGATTAGGCAACGGCCTTAAAGAGTTTGCTAACGACGTGTCTTGGGGTAAAACCAATTTTCGTATTACCGAATTAAAAAACACCATCGGTACAGACTTTAGAAAACAGGTAGATTTCTCAGTCAACTCAATGCGCGAAATGGCTAAGGCCATGAACCTTGTTTCTGTCATGGGGCCAGTCGCTTCGCGGTCGCTATCAGAGTTTCGTCAATACGCGCTGGACATGGCACCAGTACTAGCCCAAGAACGCTTAGACAAACTAGCCGCAGCTGAAGAAGCCGCCGCCAAGGCAGCCACGGCAGCCGGCATTGCTAACGATAAAGCCAAAGAAAAAGCGGCTGCACATACCGCAAAACTTAAACGGCAGGCTGAGGCAGCAAAAGAGGCAGCCAAGGCGCTGGCAGAGGATTACGCACGCGCTTTAGAAAACGCTGTACAGCTAGTTAAAGACAAGTTCAGCCCCGCACTAATGCGCGCTAATGAGCAACTAACTAAGGCAACCGACACCTACAACGACTTCTACAAAGCAACTGGCGACGTGGTGCGCGGCATATTCAATGTGGGCGACGCCTGGACTACAGCAGCCGGCAGCGAAGGCGCAAAAACCTTTTTTGGTGTACTCGACGAGCAAGCCGCCAAGGCTGGCCAACTCGCTACCGGCATTGAGAAACTTATTGCAGCCGGGCTAGACGACCCCGCACTACTCAAGTCCATTCTTGACTCTGGGGCAGACGTAGGCCTAGAAATAATCAACGGGCTACTTGCCGGCGGTAAATCGTCTATAAACCGTTTGCTTGGTATCTCAACAACGATTAACGCAGCTGCCGACCGTATCGCCAAACTTACGGCCGATAAATGGTACAAGTCGGGCATTGACCAAGCCCAAGCGATAGTAGACGGCGTTAACAGCGTCATTGCTAACACTGAATTTTTGCTTAGGTTTGCGCTTGACCCGCAGAGCGTTACCGAAATTGGCCAGCAGTTAGACGCAAGCCTTGGCACCGTGTTCGGTGGCGGCGCGGCACCAGCACCAACCACTAACCCGTTTGGCCCGGTACTTGGCAGCATTAACGCGAGCCCAAATATGGACGGCAGCCGTGTAAGCACTTCTAATGTGACTATTAACGTCCAAGGCGGCGACCCGAACGCAGTAGTAAGCGCGTTACGCACCTACATGCGCCAAAACGGCAGCGTGCCAATCAAGGTAAGCAACATTTTCTAATGGCGTTATTCCAATACCAAGTGCAGTACGGCGCGACTTACGCCACCATGTCAAGCAACACAGCTACAGACGTACAAGAAGTTTTTTTTAGTTATGGCCGTCGAGCACCGCTAGACCAATACAACGCCGACCAAGCAACAGTTACCTTGCGTTACCCCAACGGCTATGCAACGCCCGAGGCTTTATGGCTCACTGGCACATTTGTGCGGATACTTGGCCGGCTATCGCCCAACGTCAGTTACAAGCAGCTGTGGGTAGGACGCATTGCAGACGTAACCGTGGATTACGGCATACCTTACGTTGGCAGTGTTGGCAACGCCGACTACGTAACGCTTACGTGCGAAGGCGCGTTTGCTGCGTTTGGGCGCGTGCAAGGCGAAAACTACGCCATGGCCGCGGATATTTTGGGGATACAAACTACTAACGCAAGTACTCAGAGCGGTTTATCGGTACTCACTAATAGCCAGTTCGGCGACGCGCAAGCGTTCCCCGCGACCACGGTTAGCAGTACTTGGGGGGACTGGTGCAACCGGGTAGCGCTCACAATGAACGGCCGCATAAATGACATCGGTTCAGCCATAGTCATAGTTAACGCTTTTTACAAAATACCCGCCACTTTTGGCAATTTTTCAGACACCATTAACGACGCAAACAACCACCCGTATAACCAAATAAATTTTTCAAGCCTTGCCGACAACTGGTACACCGAGGTAACCGTAGACCCAGAATCTTTTAGCCCGGCAACAGTCACCGACGGCAGCGCACCGTACCGCACCTATTTGGTCAACACGCTAAACGCGTCCACGGGCCAAGCGCTCGACTACGCCAACTATCTCCTAGCAACGTACAAAACGCAGGCGCTACGCATTTTTTCTATAACCGTCAGCCTTAACGCGCAAAAAGGCGACTTTCCAAGCTACGGCCAAGGCTACATAGGTACAGAAATCACAGTGCTTTTTAGAGGCACTACGTACCAGTGCGTCATTGAAGGCGGCACGTTTTCGGGTACACCAGCTGAAGCAAGCGCCACGTTTTATTTAAGCGCGCAAGACCTAAACAACTACCTAATACTTGACAATGCCGTGTACGGCGAACTTGATAACAATAGACTGGGGTACTAATGGCTATAAAAACTTTCACTACTGGCGAACTGTTGACCGCATCGGACACAAACACCTTTTTAGCAAACAGCGGGCTTGTTGCAGTTGCGCCTACCTCAGTTAGTGGCACAGGCGTAACTTTATCCAACGCAACTGTGACTATTAGCGCTGCAAGTACGGCGTCGATTATTGGGTGCTTTAATTCTACGTACACAAACTATGTTGTTGTTTACAATTTTACTGCCACTTCTAATTATTTGCGTATGAAATTGCGTACTGCTAGTGCAGACGTTTCAACTAATTACGGCACTACAAACGCTTTCATTAACGACAACTCAACAACGGTTGGTTTTCTTAACTCAGGTGCAGCGACTTGGAATGATACAAGGTGGCTCATTTCACAAAACGTGCAGTCGTATGGAACAATGACTATTTTTAACCCACAATTAGCAGTAAGTACTTTTATGCAAAACGATAATACGGCAATCAGTTCTACAAACAGCTTGCGGTTATTTGGTAGTGGCCGAAACACGGGCACAGACGTTTGCACTGGCCTAACAATTTTTCCTGACAGCGGAACTTTTACAGGCACCGTTACTGTTTACGGGTACAGGTTATAAATGGTTTGGCGCGTTAGTTTTGTGGCGTTGTTGTTTGCGTCAATTCTTGTTGCGTGCGGAGACCGTGAGCGCGTCAACTGTCCAGAGGTACGCACCAAAAACAAGGCGTTGCGCGCTGAAACGACAATAACCGTAGACACGGCCAGCCTTGGCAGTTCTCGACTATTGGCAGACAAATGCCTATAATTCCGCCGCCACGCCGCGAACAACGCATGACAAACGAAGAAATTAAAGCCCGGCTAATTTTTGTGGTCGGTTGCGCGTTGTCATTTACATTTGTTGTAGCGACTATGTCGCTTATCTACGGCCTGCTATTTGTGACCCAGCCGCTCGAAGTAAGTGACAATGATAAATCCGCATGGGCCACGTTACAGCCGCTACTTTTATTTCTTACAGGTAGTTTGGCGGGCTTGCTCAGTGCGAACGGGTTGAAGTCAAAAGAAAAGGACAAACCAAATGAACCATGACGACAAAAAAGGCCTACTAAAAATTGTGCGCGAAGCAGCTGCGAAACTCTTGACACGCATCGCCGACATGATTAGCCGGCCATGAAATACACCGGCACCACCGACGGCGCAGCCTTGGGCAAAAGACCAGGCACCGAAAAGTTTGTAGACATCATTAAGAAAAAAGGTTTCACCAACCTAGGCACTTGGGCCGTACGTAACATGCGCGGCAGTGACCGTCTCAGCGTGCACGCCACAGGCCGTGCCGCCGACATTGGCTACAAAGACAAAGCCACAGCCGCCATGTGGGCAAACTGGTTGGTAGCCAACTACAAGACTTTAGGCATTGAAGAAGTCCACGACTACGCTGGCACCACGAAAAAAGGCACCGAGAAATGGGGCCGCGGCTGGCGTTGCAACCGTGACGGCAAACCCGGTTGGAAAGACTGGACAGAAACCGCAAACGGTGGCTCTGGTGGCGGTTTGTGGTTACACGTCGAGTTAACACCCGCCATGGCCGATGACCCACAAGCGTTTGTAGCGGCATGGAAAAGCGTTACGCCACCCGATAAAACCGTTACGCCATAAGGCTTTTAGCGCAAAGGCGCGCAAAGTCTCAATAACACCATTAAGGTTTTTACCTATCCCGACGAAAGGCAGAAACTATGAAACCACTACTTGGCGTACTCGCCGCAGCTGCACTACTGGTGCCGGCCACACAAGCTAGAGCGGCAGTAGAACCGAACTGCAACCGCTACAAACCATTGGCGCTAGAGGTTGGCTGGCAGAAAAAAGACTTGCCACGGCTTATGCAAATATGTTTGCGCGAGTCCAAAGGCTTCGCTCGGGCTTGGAACCAGCGCGACCCATACACCGGCTCATACGGCATCATGCAGATTAACGGCAGCAACAAACGGTTTCTTGTTGAGTCTGGGATAGTCCGTAAACACATGACCGAACTATGGTCACCCCGCAAAAACCTTAAAGCGTC